GTTTAAACTAGGTTCGGCGTTGTATTTTTGGTTGGCTTTTGCGTTTCGCTTGCCAACCTGTTTTTTTGCGGTAATCTTAACCACGCTTTTCTCCCCTCCCAAAACGTATCCCAACCCTATCAATTTGAGCAACTGCCGTTATTTCGGCTCGGTTGTCGCATTGGCGCATTCTTACTCCACCAAAACAAGTTCATATCAACCGACCACCAAGGAGGTTGTTATGTAGTGCTTATCAACCGGAGCAAGAAATGAGTAAGTCTTTTCTGGCAGTGTGTTTCAACTTATCAGGAACGGTTATTGATGCCTTTGGTGAAGACAAGGCAACCAATACAGTTTGGCTTCCTATGATTCCGGCTGGCGATGTGATTGGTCGCGATGGTCGTACTTGGAAGAACTCTAACCCTGATGCCATTGTTGCTGCTTTCGATTCAAAGCTTCCTTTTGATATCGAACACGCCACTGAAATTCGTGGCCCAGAAGGCAAAGATGCCGATGCGGCAGGATGGATCCTAGCTTTAGAAAATCGAAATGGTGAAGTTTGGGCGCAAGTCGAATGGAACTATATCGGCCAGTACAAGATTCGGGACAAGCTCTACTGCTATTACTCCCCAGCATTTCATTACGATTCGAACGGTGTGATCACTGCGATGAGCAGCGCAGGCCTGACGAACAAACCCAACTTCTATGTACCCGCCCTCAACCGACAAGAGGAAAACGAAATGAAGCTATCACAGCTTATTGCCGCTGCGCTTGGCTTGGCCGAAACCGCAACCGAGCAAGATGCGGTAATCGCAATCAACTCTCTGAAGTCAGAGAAAGACATTGCGCTTAACCGTGCATCAAACATTGATCTCAATGTGGCCGTGCCTAAAGAAACCTATCAGCTAGCACTTAACCGCGCTGAAACTGCTGAAGCGGCATTAAAAGCCATTCAGGAATCTGAAATTGATGCGCTGGTAGAAGATGCGATCAAGGCTGGCAAAGTTGCCCCTGCGAACAAAGAAATGTTCCTCGGCATGTGTCGTGCTCAAGGTGGCATTGAGCAGTTCAAGAAGTTTGTTGAAACCGCGCCAGCGATTGCGAATAGCGATCCTAAGAAGAAGTCGGCAGTGGTGAATGCAGAAGGCGAACTGTCTGATGAAGAAATGGCGCTTTGTCGAGCTGCTGGTGTTACACCAGAGTCTTGGAAGGCCAACCGTAAACACAAAATCACTTACTAATTAGGAGCTGAAAAATGGCTTTTACTGAAGCGCAAATTATTGAAGCCCTGACGGTTGGCAGTAATGCCGCATTTACCGAAGGCTTGAGTGTTGTTACCCCTCAATGGGACAAGATCGCGACTAAAGTTCCGAGTTCTGGAAGCTCAGAGTTTTACGGATGGCTGAAAGATTTACCAGGTATCGAACTTTGGGCGGGCGATCGTCAGCTGAAAGAACTGGGTTCGCACGGCTATGCGATCAAAAACGAAACCTACGAAGCTTCTGTTACTATCAAACGTGAAGATTTGGAAGATGACAAGATTGGTAAGTATTCCGTCTTGGCTCGTGCTTGGGGTCGTGAATCTGCCGTTTTCCCTGATATGCATTGTTATGGTTTGTTGGCCGCAGGTTTTACCACCTTGTGCTATGACGGCCAAAACTACTTTGATACCGACCACCCACTAGAAACCACGCCTGCCACTACGTTCTCAAACGTGATTGGTGATCCGTCAACGGATTCGGGTTCTCCGTGGTTCCTGATTGATGACATGCAAATCATTAAGCCAATCATCTATCAAGAACGCCGCCCTCTCGTTTTGCAATTTGTGGGCGCAACGTCTGAGTACGCTTGGTTTAACAACATGGTGGCTCAAGGCGTGGATGGCCGTGCAGGCTTCGGCTTCTCTTTCCCTCAGATCGCGATTGGTTCTAAAGCTGATTTGACGGAAGCGAACTTTGAAGCGGCCAAAGTGAAGCTGGCAAGCATGAAGAAAACCAACGGCACTCCTCTGGGAACAATGGCAACCAAGCTGATTGTGGGTCCTTCCAATGAAGCGGCAGCTCGCAAGATCATTTCTCGTGAGTTCTTGGATAGCGGTGAATCAAACATCTACTTCAATAACGTAGAGATCGTGGTTTCCCGTTACCTGCCATAAGGCGATAACGAGCTGGCGGTGTTCATTCACCGCCACGTTTAAACCCTGTTTAAAAGGAGTTCACTGTGAGTGAAACAGCCAAAACCCGCAGCCGAAAAAGTGCAACAAAGCCCGCTCTCGAAGGAAGTGATCAGCAAACAGTGGCAGAGAATACCCCCGTTCCTGCGGCGCAAGCCGAACCGGAGCAAGTGGCAAACCCAGAGCCTCCTCAAGCGATGCCAGAGCCACAAGCCTCGGCGGATGAGCAGAAGTCGGAGCAAGATGCGCAGATGACAGGCTCTCAAACGGAAGTGAAGCAAGATGAAGAAGCTAAAGATGAAAGCCCAATGGGCGCTGCTGTGCGGCTATCTGTTCATGCTGGTCGCGATCTCGATATTCGCGGAGCCTTTAAAGTACGCGCTAAATCAGATCAAGGTTTTTGGCGCGCAGGTATTCAGTTTTTGCGCACCAAAGAAACCGTTCTGCTTGTGGTTGACCAAGTGCCAGAAGACCAGCCTAAAACAGTGGCTCAGGAAGATGGCGAACCAGAGCTTGTTCTGTTCGTTACTCCGCAAGCGGCAAAGCGAATCCACGGCGAGCCTAACCTAATCGTCGAAGTGGTCGAAGTCTCAGACGTTATCGACGTAAGCGATACGGAGTAACCCAAATGGCAATCTACGCAACCAAGCAAGACTTGATTGACCGTGACGAGCAGATGCTTTGGAACTTTGCGATCAACCGCGAAACCGGAGAGCTGAACGACACCTACATCAACCAAGCACTGGAACAGGCCGACGATGAGATCAACTCATTCTTAGGTCGCCGCTATCAGCTGCCGCTGCCAACGGTTCCAGGCATGTTGAATAAGATTGCCATCATCATCGCTTTCTACTGGTTGGCAGACCGTGATCAGCAGGCCACGAACTTGCTGGAAGAGCGCTACAAAATGCAGCTTGAAACCCTGCGTGAAATCGCCAGTGGTAAACGTGAGTTAGGCCTGCCAACCATTGAAGCGCCAGCCGAAAGCAGCGTTGGCAAAGTGGAACTCATCCAAACCAATGAGCGCCTGTTTACCCGAAACAGCCTGAAAGGAGTGTTGTGATGGGTATCAGCGTTCAAGTCACTGGTACTGAAGAGCTAGCGCGTTTTCAAAAGATGCTGGACGCGCTGAGCAATCCAAAGCTCAAAGAAGAGCTGTTGGATTCACTCGGTGCAGTGGTGGAAAGCCAAACACGGAGACGTATCGCCGATGAGAAAAGTGCGCCTGATGGCACCAATTGGGATTCTTGGAGCGATAGCTACGCTAAAACTCGCAACGGAAACCAGTCCCTACTTCAAGGTGATGGAGACTTGTTGGACTCCATTCAGTACGTGGTCGAAAAAAATCAGGTTCGAGTTGGGTCGCCATTGGTTTACGCAGGCGTACATCAAGACGGTTTTTCAGGTGCGGTACAAGTGGATGCGCACACGCGCCTTATCACTCAAGCCTTTGGTAAAGCGCTCAAGTTTCCGGTGTATCAGTCGGTCAGTGCGTTCACTCGCATGATGGATATTCCGCAACGTCAGTTCCTCGGCCTAAGCCGAGATAACCAAACCGAAGTCTACGATGTGATCGGTGACTTCTGGCAAGAGGTACTGCAATGAGCACCGCACGCCCAGATTTTCAGTTAGATGGTTCGACGGTTTACGCCACACAAGAAACCGTCAACTACTTAAAGCCGATCCTCGAAAGCCTGTCGGAGCGTCATGTTGACAAGGTGCAAACCATTGAGCGCCACATTGGCCGCTTCAATACACCTGCCGATGTAAAGCGCTGGATGGCGACGCGTGATGGTGGCATTCGCATTGCGGCGCTGAATGTGCCGAGCTTTGAGCTTATCGGTGGCCGTTTGGTTGGCTCGGTCAATATGGTGGCTTATGTGTTCACCACCGATGCATGGGGCTATGCCAAAGATACACGTGCCGAAGTGATCGTAAGCAAGTTAGTACGTGCCATGGTCGCCAAGAACGCGCCGCCCACGGCTTACTCACGGGCGCAAAACTTCCGCGCCAACAATCTTTACACCTCAGCGTTGGATGAACTTGGCCTAGCGCTTTGGACAGTGGAATGGTCGCAGCAGTGGTATCTCGATGTGCCGATTGACCCCACCACATTAGACGATTTCATTACTTTCGGTTTGCGTGGTGAGGTCGCCGAAGGCGCACCAGAAATCGAAGGTGAAGTGCAGTTACCGCAATAGAGGATTGCAAGCAATGGAACAAAACCAAATCAAAGTGAAGCCAGCCAAAACCTCTGTGCCTGTGCGCAAAGAGAACGGCGAGTTTCTAAAGCAAGAGGGTGAAACCGTCACGCGCTCAGCGTTTTGGGTTCGCCGATTAAAAGACGGCGATGTGGTGCAGGTTGAACAGTCAGCCAAGAAAACCCGCGCTAAAGCGCAAGAGACAGGAGAATAACCATGCCTTTGGGTAACATTCCAAACGATATCAAAACGCCGCTGGTCTATATCGAGATCGACAACTCGCAAGCTTTGAGTGGTACGCCAGCCCAAGCGCAAAAAATTCTGGTGCTCGGTATGCAGATTGCCTCTGGCACTGCCACAGCGTTAACGCTTAACCGCATCACGGCCAGTGAAAGCCAAATGGATTCACTCTACGGTGCGGGTTCTATGCTTGCTCGCTCGCTTAAAGTGCTGCGCAAAAACAACCCGTTCACCGATGTGTATGCCATGGGCGTGAGCCTCGCTGGCGGAACGCAAGCCAAAGGTGCAGTTGTGCCCACTGTGACTACGGCCAAGGCAGGCGTGATCTATCTAATGGTTGCAGGTGAAAGCGTGCAAGTCACAGTAAAAGATGGCGACACGCGTGATGCGATTGTGGATGCGATGGTAGCGAAGATTAACGCCAACACTAACTTGCCTGTTACGGCAGAGAAGATTGGTGATCCGGCTGCGGAGTCGTGCGAGCTGACTTGTAAGTGGGCAGGCATCACAGGCAACGATATTGACGTGCGTGTTAACTATTACGATGGCGAAGTGCTGCCAAGCGGCGTAACCCTTACCATCAGCCCCATGGTCGCAGGTGCAGGTACGCCAGACATGACGGACGTTATCGCTGCGATCCCTGACGAATGGTACAACCACATCAGCATGCCGTTTAACGATACGGCCAGCCTTAACGCATTGCGTGATGAGCTGACCACACGTTGGGGCCCACTCAAGATGATGGAAGCCATCGCTTATACCGCTTACCGTGGCACGTTTGCGGAAACAGGGGCATTTGGTCAAGCGCGTAACGACTTCTTGTTTACCTGCATGGGTACAAACAAAGCGCCGCATTCTCCATCGGAATGGGCGGCGGCTTACTGCGGCCAAGCGTCTTACTCTCTGGCGATTGACCCAGCACGCCCACTGCAAACGTTAGTGCTGAAAGGTATTTTGCCTCCTGCGAAATCAGACCGCTGGCCTCAGCTTCCTGATCGCAACCTGCTGCTTGGTGATGGCATTGCGACTTACATGGTCACAGCGGGTGAAGAAGTCGCGATTGAGCGTGAAGTCTCGCTCTATAAAAAGAACAGCTTTGGCGACCCTGACCCAAGTTATATGGATATCACCACCCCTGCGACTTTGGGCTATCTGCGCTACTCGCTCAAAGTGATGGTCACGAACCGTTACCCACGCCATAAACTGGCGAATGATGATGTGCTCGATACGTTAGATCCAGGTCAGCCAGTGGTGACACCAAAGCTAATGCGTCAGGCGATTATTGACCTTGCCACCACGGATTGGGTGCCAAAAGGTTTGATGGAAGACTTGGCAGGATTTAAAGAAACGCTAAGCGTGTTCCGTGATGGCAGTGATGTGAACCGCCTGAACTGCTTCTTTAAACCGGACTTGGTGAACCAGCTACGTGTGTTCGCTGCCCTTGAACAATTCAAGCTTTAGTGGAGTAAACAATCATGGCAAATGTGCTGGGTGAAGTGGTTATCCGTTCAAACGGTAAACAACTGAAAACGAAAAAAGGCTCAACCCTCAATCCGGGCGGTTACACCTATACGGATCACATGGGGCCGGGTCGCTCTTGGGGATCATCTCGCGAGTTCTCCACGCCAACGATTCAGGTCGTTATTACGGCGGCGGAAGATGTGGATGTATTGGAAATCAACGCCATTCGCAACGCGACCCTAACGTGGGAAGGTGACAACGGCATTGACTACATGATGACGGGCTGCTCACCGCAAGCGCCATTCACGGTCAGTGACTCTGGTGAAATCACCGGAACCTTCCGTGGTGAAAAGGTGGAGCGCATCTAATGGCGATCATGACGTTCAATCTCGAACATGGCTTTAAGGTGGGTGAAAACACCCACTTTGAAGTGGGGCTGCGTGAGTTGGAATCAGGCGATTACATTGACGCCCAATTGGCGGCTGAGAAAGTGATCGTGCATGAAGGCAAAGCCGTGGCCTACACCTCTGATGTGATGTATGGCCTTGAGCTGTTGCTTCGTCAAGTGGAGTACATCGGCTCAGTGCAGGGGCCTATCTCAGTTAAGGATTTGCGCCGCCTGCATCAAGATGACTTCAAGCTGCTGCAAGAAAAAGCCACCGAGCTGGACGCTTTGATCGCGGAGGAACTGGCCGCACGGGGGCGATCTTAAACTGATGGCCGAGGTCGCTGAGGGCTTGCAGCTTGCCCTCAGTAGCCGCTTCCCCATCAGTGTGACACAAGCAATGCCACTTCGCAGGCTGCTGCGCATCTACAATAAGCTGAAGGATATGCACAATGGCCCAGCAACTTAAAACAGACATCATCCTCAACCTAGCGGGTAATCTCGCATCCAAAGCCAAGCAATATGGCGCATCAATGAGCGATTTCGCACGCAAGAATGAGCGTGCCATGACTCTACTCAAAACCTCAGCAGATGCCGCAGGGCGCGGCATTGACTCACTCGGCAACCGCTATGTTGGCCTTGCTACCGCTTTTGCCACAGGTGCAACCGTGCGCAATGTGGCGGCGCTGGAAGCGCAAATGGTGCGAATTGGTACTAACGCCAAGCTCTCTAGTGATCAAGTTGCCCTGCTCACCAAGCAGCTTGAAGCGATGTCAGTACAAAAAGATATCCGCATTGGTACTGACCAGTTGGCCGCAGGCGTGGATGAGCTGCTGGGGAAGACGGGTGACTTTGAATTCGTGCAAGAGAACCTTGAGAGCATGGGTTTGTTCATGCAAGCCTTCGGGGCTGATGCGCGTTCAACAGGTGCGCTGTTTGCCCAGTTCCGTGAGAAAGGGATCCGAGATGCCAAAGACGTGATGAACACCATCGATGAGCTGTATGGTCAGTTCGCGATCGGTAGTGTCAACGTCAAAGACTTGGCCGATATTTCCGAGCAGCTCTTTGCTACCTATCAAGGCAAAGGGCCAGAAGCGATCTCTCAGATGTCTGCGCTCGTTCAGCTCTTTGCTAAGGCTAAAGGCAATGCAAACGAATCGTTGACTTCAATTCAGGCCGTGTTCGCCACGTTCAGCGATAAAAAGAAAGTGGAGTTCCTGGATCTTCAAGGCATCGAAGTGTTCAAAAAAGGCACCAAAGAGCTGCGCGAGCCTGTCGAACTGCTCTTAGAGATTTTGGATAAGGCCAAGAATGACCCATTGAAATTGGGTGATGTGTTTGACCAAACCAGCTTGCAAGGTTTGGCCTCTCTCTACTCTCAAGAGAATAAAGATTTGCTGCGATCCATGATTAGCGGCACCGCAGAAATGGGGGCGACACAGGAAGCCGCCGCCAAGAACGCTGCGACCCTGAATGCGACCACCACCGCATTGAATAACAGCTTCAATAAATTTGCCAACGAACGCTTGGCTGAGCCGATTCAAGAACTCGCGGACGCGATCAACTCTGTCGATGATGAAACCATTCAGAACTGGCTCAAGTGGGGTGAAACGGCACTTTGGGTGGTCGGTGGTTTAGTCGCGGCCAAGAAAGGCTTGGACATGGCCGCAACGATTAAAGATGTATTCGGTAAAAAGCCAGGTGCAGGCGGTGCAGCAGGTGGCGGTTTCGCGGATTTAGGTGTAATGCCCGTGTACGTAGTGAACATGCCAGGTGGTGGCATGGGTGGAGCTGGCGGATTGCCAGAAGGTATAGGCGGTGATGGTAAGCCAACAGGTAAGCCAAGTGCCAAGTCAAAGTGGCCGTCTATTTTTTCAAAGCAGAATCTCGCGGCCATCGGCACGATTGGTTATGCCAGCACTATGATCCCAGAGTGGTCTCCTATCGATGTTCGCCGTGCATCAGAAGTGGATCGCACAGGCTTGCCGGAAAGCTTTGTTCCTGCACCTGGATTACTGGATGTGTGGGATGAACTCAAAGGTCTGTTCTCTGGCTCAAGTAATGGCTCAATGGCTAGCAATAGTTACATGGCAGGCCAAACGGGTGGCGAGATGAAATTAAAAGTGGAAGTGTCTGATGACCGCGTAAAAGTCACTCCTACTTACCTTCCGAAAGGTTTCACTATTGACCCAGATATGGGCGCAAATTAAAGGGGCGATAAATGGCATTTGAAGATCGTTTAACAGCCTCATTTCGTGGGGTTGAATTTCTACTCGAAGAGGCAGAAGGCAACAGCGGACGCCGTGCCATTCCCCACGCTTACCCAAAGCGTGAAAGTGGCTGGACAGAAGACAACGGCAAGGTGCTCACTAATGAGCGCATCACAGGCCGCTTGGTGGGTGATGATTATGTTCAGCAGCTTTCTGCATTACTCGAAGCACTCAACCAAGTTGGCCCAGGTGAATTGATTCACCCATGGTTTGGCGTGCGCAAAGTGCAAGTTGGTACTGTCTCTCATCGCTTGGTTAATCGCGTTGATGGGACGGCAACCGTAAGCTTTGAAGTGTTCGAGGTCGGTGAGAACCTCTTTCCAAGCAGCGCGCTGGATACCGCCAAGAAGCTCGAACAAGAAGCCAGTAACGCCCAACAAGCGGCTGAGCAAGCATTCGAAAAAGCCTATGACCCATCCGCTATCGAAGGCATTGGCGATATGGTTGACCAGTTCCTTGATGATTTGGATGAGTTTACCCGTGGCCTGCCCTCGTTGCCGAGTGAGCTAAGAGAGTGGACTGATCGCTTACAACGCGCCAAGGATTCCGTAGGTAAGCTGCTCGCGTATCCAGGAGAGCTGGCGCGTGAAGTGATGGGTCTGCTTGAAGATGTGAAAAGCGTAGTCAAAGACCCCATTCGCTCTCTCGATGTGTACAACAACGTCGAGCAGCGCTGGGAAGGTATGCGCGCGGAGCTGGCCGTGACAGGTGGTTTGTCTCGATCTATCGTGAGTGAAGATGGCCGCGCCAGTTCAGTGCCTGGTATTGCTAACCCACAAAAAGAAGCCGCCGTGCTTGCCAATGCAGAGTCCTTCAAAACCTTGGCGCTGCGTTCGGCAGCAGTCGGCAAAGCATCAGCCATTTCACAGTCTGATTACACCTATTCATTAATTGATCAGGTGGAAGTGATTGCTTCTCTTACTGGCTCTGAGCGCAATGCCATTTTTACGGGTCAGCAGCTAAAGGCGATCGGCTATCAGCTTGCGGCACGCTTGGCTGAGCTGGCAGCAGATGCGGTTGAAGCGGGTGATTCCACATTATGGCGATCACTGCGTGCGCTTCGTCAGGCCTTGCTGCTCGATACGCGTGATCGGGCGGAAAAGCTGCCGCAGTTAAGCGTCTACCAACCAACCACTACTGTCCCAGTAGCACTGGTTGCATGGCGCGAAGCAGGCGATACCGAATACCGCAATGCCATCGTGCGCCGTAATGGCTTTGCCAATCCGGCCTTTATTTTGCCAAGCCAAAACGTGGAGGTGATCAGTGAGTGATGTTGTCACCCTCCGCGCAGGCGGCAATCTGTATCAAGGTTGGACAAAAATCAGCGTGACTCGCTCGCTTGAAGCGATGTCAGGCGCGTTTGATTTGGAGCTGACTCACAAGTGGCAAGGTTCATCCGATCGTTACCGCGCTTTCATGGAGCCAATCCAACAAGGCGCGGAATGCATTGTTGAGATTGGAGGAGACCGAGTGATCACCGGTTATGTGGATGACTGGGTGCCAAGCTATGACGATAAGCAAGTGATTATCTCCGTCTCTGGTCGAGATAAAACTTCAGACCTGATCGATTGCTCAATCGTCTATCCTTCAGGCCAATTCGCTAATCAGGACTTGACGCAAATTGCGCGCACCGTTTGTCAGCCATTCGGCATCAAAGTCCTCGTCAATGCGGATGTTGGCTCGCCATTCCAGCGCATTCAAATTGAGCAAGGTGAAACACCTTATGAGCTGCTGAGTCGCTTAGCGCGTCAGCGTGGCGTACTGTTGACCAGTGATGCGTTCGGCAACCTTGTGATCACTCGCGCAAGCAAGCAGCGTGCTGGCTTCTCTTTGGTGCTTGGTCAAAACGTCAAGGCAGCGCGTGGCCGTTTTAGTTGGCGTAACCGTTACAGCAACTTCATTGTCAAGGCGAGCGGAGCAGCGTTCGGCCAGTGGGATTCCTCTCCAGCGCAAACCGTGGGCGGCATAAAAGCCGAAGTCAAAGACGTAGAGATCGGACGCTATCGCCCGATGATTATCGTCAATGAAGAGATCACCACCGCCGAAGGTGCAGCGCGACGTGGTCAGTGGGAACGTCAGCGCAGCGTTGGCCGTTCTAATACAGCGGAATACACCGTGGTGGGTTGGCGAGTGCCAGAGACAGGTAAAGTATTCGATTTCAATCAAATCGTACCCGTGCGTGATGACATTTTTGGATTGGATGAAGACATGCTGATCAATACCATCATGTTCAGTGAAGATGACGGTGGCCGCGCGGCAGTGATTGGCGTGGTTCGCCCAGATGCATTGGATATTCCACCGCAAATCGAGAAAGAAAGCTCAGTAGGAGGTTCGTGGTGAACGAGTTGGCGAAACGTTATATAGATAAGATGATGATGCCGCTTCGCCGCCGCATTTATTCTATGGTAGGCCGCGCCCTAGTAACGGGAATTGTTGAGGGTTTACAGCGCCAAAACCTACAGCTTCAAATCGAGAATGACGAAGCGGTGGATGATATTGAGCGCTTCCAAAATTACGGCATGACCTCCTACCCACCAGTGGGCAGTGAAGCTGTGGTAATGGCGCTCAAAGGTAGCCTAGACCAACGCGTGGCAGTGGCGGTAGAGAAAAAAGATTTAAGACCAAAAGGTGAGCAAAACGATGTGATCGTGTATCATGCCGAAGGTCATCAAATTCGTCTTACCTCTAGCGGCCAAATCATCGTCACAGCAACTGACGTTATTTTTGAAGCAGCTAACTCCTTCACTATTATCTCCCCAGAAACTTTGATTCAAGGCCCTTTGCATGTGACAGGTGGAATTTCTACCGACCTTGGGATTTTTGCGACTGGTGGTATTACTTCTTCCAGCGTTGTTGGCGGCTCAGATTTAACCGCAGGCAACATCAGCTATCTAGGTCATAAACACAGAGACGCAGAGAACAGGCTTACAGGTACACCAACACTAGGATAGTTATGAGCAGCATCTTGCTGAACATGTTGGAAAACACTGGAGTCATCATCGAGGGCGAAGTTCCTGAGCAATCAGTAACCGCCCTCGTTTTGATCTCGTTGTTTACTGACGCCAGAGCGGAAAGCTCAGACACCATTCCAGATGGAACCGCAGACCAGCGCGGTTGGCCTGGTGATTCATTTTATGATGCGGCTTGGGGTTCCAAGCTTTGGCTTTTGTATCGAGAGAAGTTAACCACCGATGTGCGCAACCGTGCTGTTAAGTACGCAGAAGACGCGCTGGCATGGATGACGAAGGACTCAGGCACTGGAAAGCTTGCCAAGAGCGTGACGGTTGAGGGTTCAATCCCAAGGTTTCAAACCTTGGCCTTAACCATCACGATCACAAAGCCAGACGAAACCGAGCTGACTTTAACTGTATCCAAACGATGGGAGGCGCAAAGTGCCCTATAGCACTCCAACGCTACGACAACTGATTGAGACGGGTTTAATCGACATTGAAACCTCGTTAGATCAGGTGCTGCCAAAATTCGGCGTTGAGCAAGCGCTTAACGTGGCCGTCAGTGGCGCGATTCGTGACCTCTATGACTACAATCGCTGGATCGTTCGCCAAATTATCCCAACGTCAGAGAGCGACGACCAAACTATTATTGATACTGCTCGCACTGAAGGTGTGATCCGCAAACTGGCCTCTGCTTCGGCAGGGCCTGTCACTTTCACAGGCAATGCACCCGTTCCGGTTTCCACTGTGATGATGCATCAAGATGGGCGCTCATATCGAGTGACCTCATCGGCTGCGCCATCCGGTGGCTCTGTGGTGGTGCAAATCCAAGCCGAAGAGACGGGGGCGAGTTACGACTTGCCAGCAGGCCAACAGCTTACCCTTGCGCAAGCTGTGCCAGGTGTGCAGCCTGTCGGCCTTACGGGTGAGATTTCAGGCGGTGCCGATATTGAGCCTGTCTCTCAAGTGCTAGAGCGCTTGCTGTTTCGCAAGCGTAATCCGCCAATGGGTGGCGCTCCGCATGACTATGTGGCGTGGTGCCGCGAAGTCGCAGGCGTTACGCGAGCTTGGGCGGTAGATTTTTACCAAGGCCCATCAACGGTTGGTTATGCGTTCGTTTTTGATAATCGCGCTAGCATTTTGCCTACCGTGACCGATAAGCAAACCATGCAGCAATACATCTATCGTCACTCCGATCCTGCAACCGGAACGGATGTTGGTCGTCCGGCTGGCATTGAAGCGATTGATATTCCTCTTACGCTCAAAGTCACCAATCTAAGCATTCAGTTGACACCAGATACCGAAGAGAATCGTATTGCTGTGCAAACTAACCTCGATGCTTACTGGCGTACTTTGTCGCCTGGTTCAACCTTGGTGCTCAGCAAAGTGCGCACGGCCATCGGTGAAGTAGATTCAGTGAGTGACTATATCCTCGATTTGTCTGCGGACGTGCCATCCGCCGCCGAAGAACTGCACGCGCTAGGAGTGATTACATGGGCCACTCTGTAGAGCAATGGTCAAACTCAATCATGCAGCAAATGCCTCGCGGGGTAATTTGGCAGCGTGAAACGACTTTAGATCTCTATAAGTACGCCGCAGGGTATGCGCCACGCCTTGAAGCCGCAGAAATCAGTGCTGAAGGCTTGCTGTTTGAAATGCGCCCAGAAACCACGCTGCAAATGCTGCCAGAGTGGGAAGATTATTTGGCGCTTCCAGAGTGTAATGCAGGCAAGCAAACTATCGAATCACGCCGTGCTGCAGTAGTTGAGAAGTATCACCGAAAAGGAGGCTTGCAGGCATGGAACATTGAAAAGCTAGCGTCAGACCTTGGTTTTGATGTGGAAGTGCAAGAGCTATTTCCTCACCACTGCCTGCGTGGGTGTGACTACCCACTTTATGAAGAGAAATATCGCCACATTCTACGCATCTACGTGAAAGGCATAACGCAGGCCTACGCAACCTGCCTAGACGACTGTTTAACCCCGTTAGTATCACAAACCGCCGCCATTCTCGAATGCACGCTGAATCGCTTCAAAATGGCTGGCAAATATTACGAATATATTTATGAGGAGAGTATCTGATGCACAAGCTACAGAACGGCTCACAAGTTTCAGTAAGACCACAGCGCAAGCCTTTAGTCGGTTTAGGTGGCTATTTTTCAGAAAGCAATGACCAAAATGCTCCAAGCTATCCAGGACAAGATTGGTTTAACGACTGTACCGATGAGTTTATAAACGCACTGGATGAAATGGGTATTACTTATGATCAAGAGCAGCTTGATCATCTAGCTCGCGCCTTTGCTGCCGTCCGTTCCCAAGCGTGGAATGCAAATGTTAACTACGGCATCGGACAAGAAGTTGTCCGCAATAACCTGCGCTATATAGCTCGCGCTGCGTCAGGGCCGGATAATGGCGGGGCTATTGAACCAAACACGGTATCAAGCCAGCTTATTTGGGATCCTGTGCTTCCGACAGTATTCACCTCGAACGACATAAGCTCAAAATGGATTTTACTATCTGATATAACGTTTGCTGATTTTTTCAGTTTAGAAGTTGTAGGTGGGTCTAAATTAACGCTTGCTAAAAATCAATTTAGTTGTGATGTTCGGTTTTCTTTCTATGAGTTTGGTGTCGGGTTTGAGCCGCCTACAGTCACGGTCAACACGAAGACATTGGGTGATGACAATCCAACGTTCCATACCGTTAAAGTTTCAAATAGTAGAGTCCAGTTGTGGATGAAAATCAACACTAATGACCCGTTCCCTGTCACCGTGTTGGTTAAAAACCGCACAAGAACAAGTGGTAGTGCTGCAAAAGCTGGCATATTAAGCGTAGTAGATGCAGCTCCAACTAGCACCACCTTAGTACCCTACGACACAGGCTACCAATTCGCATCTATTCCAATCGGAATGGAGGTGGCCTTCGATACGCCGCCACCGACCAATGACCCGCGATTTCGCTTTGTTAAACTGACGTATAACGATGCTTACAACACAGGTTTGCTAACATCACAAACGCTTTCTGGTAGTGCACCAGAACTAGTTTCGACCGCTGTAATTTCAGCAGCGCAAAGCCCTATCAATGGGCAGACTATCGACATGATTAACACCATGGGGACGTTTATTCGTCCGGGTGTAACGGCTGGTGTTCGTCAACTCTCAGATAACAGAAGTCATAACCATACAGCGGAAGGTACGCGTTCCAATATTGGATTTTTGGCGGCTGGCCCTGGTCGTGATTTTTCAAACACAACGGTTACTACATCGGCAAGTGGTGGTGATGAAGCTCGCCCTTATAACATCTCACGTGTTTTTTATAAGAGGATTTACTAATGGACTCTCCAGTAACTTTACCTGAGCAAATTGAGGAATACTTTGCTTTCGAAGATGCGTTAATGTTAGATCACGTTGAAGGTGCCATCGAAATCACTGAGCAGCAATACAACGCTGCTTTAGCAGCCAAAATGGAAGGCCGCAAAGCTTTTGTGCTGGATGGTGAGTTAGTCATTTTCTCTGGCGTTATGGTTACTGCGTGGAATAAATCAACTAGACAGCCAGAAGAGTTTGATGAGTTTGATGTAATTCCAGAAGACTACACGCTTATTGAGCCAGTGGGTGACGTTGTTTGGGGTGAGGCTAAATGGGTCGAGCGTATTAAGTCGCCTCAAGAGCTCGCGCAAATCGAGCATTATTGGGTTCTTTCTGAACTTGCCAATGTTCAAATTGAGCTAATGTATCACTGGACCGATGATCAACGCGCAACATCCACTTTGGATGCATGGAAGTTATACGCCAGACAGCTCCGAGACTACACTACTACCGACGAACAAGGCACACCATCAATTCGCGGTGAATCACGACCTGTAAAGCCGATTTAA